ATCAGCAGTTCACGCATCAGGAGCGTGATGAACTGCGGCAGGGGGATGGCTTGTTGCATCTGTTGAGCCTATTGCCCTTGCTCAACGCTTGCCACGTGTCTTCCTCCGCCTCTTCACCACCTCCCCTCCAGAAGCCTCAGGAAGGGCCTTCCGCTCCTCCTGCAGTAGTTGCACCAGCTCAGGCCTGCCAGGGGGCTCTCCTGGGCCTCCCAGGGCTGGATCCAGAAGCTTCGACCAATCCAGTCCGTCCGTCATCCCTGAGCCTTGCCACGTGGCAATAGGTTGACACACGTGCATAGACTCACAAGTGATTCACGTGTGCAACACCCTTAAGGCACGGCAGCATCACTCAAGTGCCTCAAGGAGTAACACCCCATAACTTCGGAGAACAAAATCCGAAACAGCCTCGTTCAGCCCGTGGCTGACCGGGCCCGGGAGGGCCCTAATCTTTTTCTATAGACAACACGTGTGTTAATCAAACTGTCATTCAAAATGTTATTCCTTAACTAATCACGTGTTAATCATGTGCCATTCACGTGTTGCACGTATGTGAAAACCTATGTAGCCCACTACTGCAGTTAAAGAACACGTAACAACACACCTGCGTCACTTGTGTTTCACTCCTTGATTCACTTGTGCGTAGGCCCTCTCAATCCCTCCTTAATCCCGCTGCTAATTCCTGTGGAGCTGTACGTATGTGTGTGTGATCGCACGTCCCCCATGGGGGGTCCGTGCTCACCTAGGCCCTACACATCGTTCTCCTGGCCGCGCAACAGGCCAGCCCCTGACTGTGTTCTCTCTCGATAGGCAATCGAGTGCAGTCGCAACTCCTCCAACTGCAGCCGTGGGGTGCTATAGTTTTCACATACGATTGCAGCCCTTATTGCATACAAACTGCAGCCGACCCAGCATCACGCAACTGCTGCGAATCACCTGCAACATGCGTGCACCACGAGTGCACCACAAGTGCAGTGGGTGAGTGATGCACAAGTGCTGCGTTAGGTGATGCGGAAGTGCTGATGAATGTGTGTCGTTAGGCGATGGGGAAGGAGAGAAAGGAAGGGCCCTGCCGGGCCCGGTGAGACGTGGTGAGCGAGGGAGCCCGCGTGGTGTGCCCGGGAGGGCCAGGGAGGGGCTGCGTGGGGTGTGGTGGTGGTGACGGGCTGGAGGGGTGCGTGGTGGGTGCCACGGGCCCTGCAGCGGGTGTGTGGCGTGGTGGTGGCAAGGGGTGTGAGGCGGTGATAAGGGCTGGTGGTGACTGGGCTGCTGTGGTTGCGCTGCACTTGACTGTTGACAAGTGGCAATGGCGTGTGCAGGATGGTGATGCAGCTGCGTGATGCGGCTGTGATGCACCTTGTATTTGGACTGATGACCATGACCGCCATACGCACCACCACGTACCGGGAGCTCGTACAGCAGTTCTGCCACTGCCTCGAGATCCGTCGCCGTGATGACGGCAGCACCTACTGGGCCGCGAACCGTGAGTCCCGGCACTGGGATGAGGAGTTCGAGTCTGTGATCCGTCAGCTGCACGATGGTGAGCTGCCGAATGACTGGCGCTACGGCGAGATCGCTCGTATCACTGGGGACCTGCTGGACCTGCTGCAGGAGGCTGAGCTGGCCGGTGATGAGGATGCTTGCCCGACTGATCTCGCTGATGAGATCAAGAGCGAGGCCGATCCGTATCGCAGTGAGCTGCTGGCGTGGCTTGAGATCGGCGAGCGGTGGACGTCACGTGAACCCAGTGAGATTGAACCGACCGGCGACGTGTACACGCTCGTGCAGCAGCTGATGACGCAGGAGCGCCAGTGGATGGCGCAGGAGCTGGCTTGGCAGTTCGAGAGCCTGGCAAACGAGCGCGCTGCGTCTTAGTGGCCCTGCATTGCCACACGGCAACAGTCAACACAGCACACCTTGCAACTACTGATCAATGACTAACACTCTTTATCGCACCATGGCTTACGGCTACCGCAGCGGTGAGCTGTTCACTCGCTACGGAATCTGCACCGATCGACTGGGCTACGCGCAGGGCTCCTACGAGGCCCTGGTGGGCGATCCCGAATACGACGGAGCGGTGTTAATCGAGGGCGAGGGCCCAACGTGGCGACTTGTCAGCCAGTGCGGCTTGCACGATCACGAGGTGTGGCAGCCGCAGCGTGGCCTGTTCCGCATTGAAGCGATCGCCTGACGCTCCTACTGAGGCCCTACGGGGCTTCCCTAGGAGCCTCATCGGCTCCCTATTTGCACACCTTGCAATGCCTGTCATGACCGTGATTCTCCGAAAGCTCGACAAACAGGGCCAGCCCGTTGATCTGCTGATGAATGACGACAGGAGCCTGTCTCGTGCTGATCAGCAGCAGTGGGCTGCAGCGATGAACCGCTATCTGGTGAGCCAGGGGAGCCAGTTGCACGCCGTGTACTTGGTGAAGGCCTGACGCTCTATTTGCACACCTTGTAACTGCCGAATCATGCCGAAACTCACCATCATCCCAGCCGCAACGCCAGTGCAGCTCTGGCCGGTCGAAATGGCTCCCAGCGCTCAGCTGATGGCCGACATACGGGCCGGGATTCGCCGGCTCGATGCCCTAGGCGCCACGGGACACGCTGACTACTGGGTGCAGGAGCTGCACGATGTGGCCGGCTATCCAATCGAGCGCCGGTGGACTGCTGGGGCCCTGCGCCTGATCGAGCGGGACGTGATCCAGGCCGAACTTGAAACAGGCGCCTGACGGCTGCACGGAGGCCCTACGGGGCTTCTCTGCAGCCCTCACAAGCTGCTGTATCGCACACCTTGGATTGTTTTGAAATGTCTTATCAGTCCTTTGCCACGCGGAAGCCCAAGAGGCTCACCATCACGGTCTCTTACATGACCTTTGAACGTGTCCAACAGCTCGCCATGGAGCAGGGTCGATCTGCCTCAAATTTGGCGTGCTATTTGATCGACAAAGGGCTGGAATTGATCAGGAAGGAGGGCTCACTGTGAAAAGTGCCGCAATTTGCTGCCTTTTGCTGCTGTCTCCTGCACCTTGTGCAGCGCAGATCGGGAACACCGACTGCAGCCAAGACGTGATGGGCAACTGGCAGTGCCGCAGCTTGAAAGGCAACTTTCAGCTGTACAAGAGCCCGTTCAAGCCGGATACCTGGGAGATGGTGCCGGCACCGGGCTCAGCGTCGCCCAGGTGCACGATCCGCAGGGATCTGCTGGGCAACGTCCAATCCACCTGCTACTGACCCATGGAACGTGATCTGAATCCAGCTGTGGCCGCTGCTGTTGAGCTGCTGGTGGCCCATGGCTGGCGCTGGGTGGGCCGCGGCCTGCAGCCCGGCGCTGAGGGTCGCAGGCAGCCCGAAAAGGCCCTGCTCTCAATGCATCTTCTGCATAACCTTTTGCGCGAGGAGGCGCACCTGCTATGAGGGTTCACGCTGCACATTGGGCAGGCCTTGCCACGGGTCTACTGTTGTCATGTGGCGCTATAAGTGCCGGCTGCCCTGAGTTCTTTACTGCTGAGCACCTTGAAGCGCTTACTGGGAATCCATTTCCTACAAACTTCGTCTGGCGAGGAGCAACCTGGCATGTGGATGCCAGTGGACTTCCACTTCGGCCTGTATCGGAGCTACCAGCGGGTCCTTGAAATGCCGCTGCTGATGAGCCACAAGCTGGGGCAGAGGCACGTCGCGTTACAGCTCACTGCCACATTCCTGCTGCACGTAAGCATCATTATCGACTTACAAAAGGTGCAGTTAAACGGTGGCAAACATCATGCGGTGCGTTGACATTGCCCTAGGTTGAGCTTTGACACTTCAGCTGTCAGATGCGAAACCTTGAATCTCTTGTCAAAGCAATGCAGTTACTCAAGCAGTTGCACCCACAATTAAGGGTGTCGCAGGTTGAGTTCCTGCTCACCGTGGCTCAAAACCCCAACCGCTCTCAGTCCGAACTGGCCATCGAGTGCGGCTACACCCTCGCTGCTGTGTCCCGCCTGGTGGACACCATGGGCGAGACCGGCAGACGAGACGGGAAAGGCGGCGCCTTGGGCCTGCTCCAGGCCAAGCCCGATCCAAAAGACGACCGCTACATGCTCGTCTCGTTGACACCAAAAGGGAAGAACTTGATCAAACTCTTGGAGGAATTGACCCTTGGCAGTAAGACAAGCGGGGACTAGGTGGAAAGCCTTCGCCGAACACCTGGGCAAAAGACAATCCAAAACATTTGACACCAAGTTAGAAGCTGAACAATGGGAGGCCGCCACGCTTGCCATCTGGGGCAAGGAGGAGCGGGCTGAACGGGAGCGGGTTGAGGCCGCACCCAAGGGCTCAATGGGGGACCTGCTCCGGGTGGCCCAAGGGCTCGACTGGGCTGGGAAACACCAAGGCCAGGCCGAAGCAGCTGAACGCCTGATCCGTCTCCACTTCGGAGCACGGACATTGCCCTGCGAGATCGACGCTCGTGCGATCGACGACTTGGTGATCTGGCTGCGCAACAAAGGGCCCAACGGGAACGGCTGCAGTAATGCCTCTATCAACCGCTACCTGTCAGCCCTGAGCGTGCTGCTGAAGCGTGCCCAGCGGCTCGGCATGATCCAGGAGGTGCCGCTGTTCCCGGAGCGCCGGCTGCTCAAGGAGTCCGAACCGCGGGACCTGGTGCTGCCCGAGGAGTGGCTGGCTGAGCTGCTGGACGTGATGGAGAAGAAGGAGCAGCGCCTTGAGGTGGCTGTGACCTTGTTCCTGTGGCACATGGGTTGCCGTGTGGGTGAGGCCCTGAAGCGTGGTGACAAGCCAGGCCTGCTCTGGGATCGGGTGAACCTCGAGCAAAAGTCCATCAGCTTCGTCAAAACCAAGGGCTGTATGCCCCGGCGTCTGCCCATGCCGCGGCCAGTACAAGCACTCATGCGTCAGTTGCGCGGGCAGGATCCTGAGCGGGTGTTCCCGATCGCTTACCGCCCGTACCTCGATCACTACGGGGAAGCTGTGCACGAAGCCTGCGATCGGCTGGGCTTGAGCCCTTCTGTCCGGCAGGAATGGTGCGTCCACACGCTGCGTCACACCTGCCTAACCAACCTGGCCAGGAAGGGGTGGAACGCGAGCGCTATTCAACAGTGGGGTGGGCACAAATCGCTGCAGGTCACGCAGCGGTACGTTCACCACTCAGCTATTGCGCTGGAGGAGCTCGTGGACTGTTAAACGGTGTCCAGCGTGTGAGACTGAGTTGCGGGCCGCGCAACTACCACGCGCAACTAAATCGCCCAAATCCCAGTGGGAGCGTGCCGGAATTGGTAGACGGACTCGACTCAAAAGCGAGAGCTGGATTGCCACGAGTCAACTACCGCGCCACCACTGGGATCCGCACTGAGATCCCTGAGAATGTCGAATCAACCGTTAAACGGTGGCAAGCAACTCGATTGCGCCGGCTACGCGGAACAAACCGAGCTGGAATCGTGGTCTAAATCCACAGGTGCAGGCCGCGTACTTTCCGGCAAATGGGAACAAGGAGCAGCTGGGGCACTGGGCAACCACCTGTCCCGTCTTTATCTGAAAGAAGTTCTCGAGACGTACCGGCGGTCAAAGACACAACCCGGGCGGCAGGCCCTGATCTGGGAGCTGATGCACGACGAGAAGGCCGTCGTCCAGGTGGCCCTCGAGTCGCTGTTCTATCTGCTGGGCAACCTGCACGAGGAGCGCTCCTACAACCAGGTGTGCAGCCAGCTGGGCAAGCGTGCTGAGTACGCCCTCTGGCTGACACACCCGGTGTGGAAACACAGCTGGCACCTGAAGGGCATCCGCCTGGCCAGCAACGGCGACATGGACATGAAGCTGCTGGTGAAGCGGCTCAAGGACAAGGGCTTTGCCAAGGCTGCGCTTTACCGCCCGCTCAGCAACGTGGAACGCATCGCCCTGGGCGCGTTCTTCGTGGAGTGCGTGGCGCAGTGCACCCACCTGATCGGGATCGACGTGCGGGGCACCGGCAAGAAGCGGCGCAAGACCATCCACCTGACGCAGATCTACTGGGACTTCCTGCGGCAGTGGCGCCAGAACATCGTGATGTTCCGCCCCCTGTACATGCCGATGGTGACGCCGCCGCGGCCGTACACAGAGGCCAATGACGGGGGCTACGAAACGATCCGCTGCCCTGTCAGCACCGTGGATCCAGCCCTATTCCACCGGCAGTTCAGACGGGCCAAGCCGGGGATCCTGCAGGCACTGAACACGCTGCAGGCCCAGCCGTACTGCCTGGATCACGCCGTGGTGGATCTGCAGCGCAGCTGCTGGGAGCTGGGCCACGAGGTGGGCGACCTGCCGAAGCGTGATCGGATGAGCCGGCCCATCGACAGGGAGTTCAAGTTCGCCGGGCTTGGACCTGAGGCGTACTGGCAGGCGCACTGGGCATACAAAGCAGACCGGCGGAAGGACCCGTTGCGCAGCAGGTTTGTGAACGGGCTGATCGCCTACGAGCGC